CAAGAAAGCGGTGGACAGCCAGTTTGAGAAACTTGGCGAACTGGCAGAATATCAAAATCGTGAAGTTTTGATTTTTCTCTTGCGTCCGGATATTGTTGTTAGTGTGGGATTCACAAAATCCCACACGGCAACAAATACCATGAAAATACGCATTGCCGACGCGCCTCAGTTAAAAGTTGGCGATACCATAACCTACAACGATGTCATTTACAAAGTCAGTCAAGAGCCGCAAAAAGACACGAATAATTTAATATGGAGTTTTGAAGTCGTATGCGAATGAAAGCTGCATTAGAGGGCAATCTTGAAGAATATCTTGATAAAGAGCTTAAAAAAGCGGAAACAGCCGTTACGCGCGGTATTTCATCTGCGACTACGCAACTAAAAGAAACAATGCGCTCGCAGGTTAAAGCCGCAAAACTCGGCTCAAGATTAGCTTACACTTGGCGAGGCGATGTCTTTCCGAAATCTTCCAGCAGTCTTAAAACTGCCGGAGTTGTCTATTCAAAGGCGGAAAAAATTATGGAAAGTTTTGAGTATGCCTTAGTTATTCGCGGAAAAGACGGCTTTTGGTTGGCAATACCGACACCGGCAATCCCGAAACGTATCGGCAATAAGAAAATCACACCGGAGCTATACGAAAGGCGAAAAGGTGTGCGTTTGCGCTTTGTTTATCGTGATAATGGCACTTCTTTGTTGGTTCACGAACAAAAACGCAAGACAATTATTGCCTTTTGGTTGGTTAAACAGGCCAAAATGCCAAAGTTAATAAACTTTACTACGGAAAGTCAAAAAATGGAAAGCCTTTTGCCCTCGTTTATACTGGCAAATTGGAAAGATTAAAGGAAGTTGAAAATTGAATACGCAGGATGTTATCAGCATTTTTTATCAGAAATTGCAAACAATACCAGATATTTTAATACTCAAAAACGCGGCAACACCGCAAACAATACCCGATACCGGCTTAATTATGCTTGGCGATGGTAAAAACACCATAATTCAAACGATACTTTCGCCAGTTTCGTATATTGTGGAGCTTAGACCGGAATTAGAAGTTTTAGTGCAAAACAGCAATGATGACGAACGATGTGCGCTAACTAAGGAAATTGTCGGCAAAATCGCAAAATGTTTTGAATACGATTATACGCTTGATGGCGCGGTGGATTATTTGCATTTTGAAATGCCCGAATATTCGGACGAAGACATTGACGGTGCGCCGCCGATAAGAATTGGCAGATTGCCGGTCATCATGGAATTTATAACGAATAACCCTCTTTTATAAGGAATTTTAACAATGAGCAGAGCTTATGGTTGGAACGCTAAACTATTATTAGCGGAAGAAACAGAATATGGCGTTATGCCGCAAAGCGGATATAGGCAAATACCTTTTATATCCTCATCTTTAGACAGCGAGCAAAATCTCGTATCTTCAAATGTGCTTGGACTTGGCCGCGACCCGACACAACCATTTCAAGATGTGATTAACGTTGACGGCGATATGGCGGTTCCGGTTGATATTCGAAATATCGGCGTATGGCTGAAAGCAATTTACGGTGCGCCAACTACGACAAAAACTGGCGCAGTTTATAATCACGTTTTTGAAAGCGGCAAAATCTCAATTCCGAGTTATTCTTTGGAAGTCGGATTATCCGAAGTGCCGCAGTTTATTCATTTTTTAGGTGTTCGTGCAAATAGTATCGCCTTTAATTTTCAACGTTCCGGCGAAGCACAAGTTACGCTCAATTTAATGGCACAATGTGAAAGCGGAAACACGGAAACGATTGAAAGCGAGCCGGAAGTATTCACATACACGCGTGTATCACAATTTCAGGGATATATTAAAAGTGGTGGCGAATTCTTGGCAAACATTACGGCGGCAAGTGCGACTTATTCCAACAATCTCGAAAAAATCGAAACAATCCGCAATGATGGCTTGGTTGAGGCGATTGATTTAGGCGTAGCGAGCTTGTCCGGAAGCATTTCCGCTCGATATGGTGATAATGTTTTGCTTGATAAAGCGCGTGCCGGTACGCCGGTTGATATAGAACTCGGCTATAAACTTTCGGACAGTCAAAAGTTGGTTATTATTTGCCATGAAGTCTATTTGCCAAAGCCGAAACGTTCAATCGACGGCCCGAATGGAATTGAATGCAGTTACGATTTTCAAGGTTCAAAAAATGATGAAATCGGCAGAATGATGACTGTAACGCTTGTAAATGACGTGGAGAGCTACTGATGTTAAAGCTAAAGATTAGCAAAGAGCCATATTGGCTTGATATTGGTTACGGCGTAAAGGTTAAAGTTAAACCATGCACGTCGGCAGTATTTTATGAGGCTAAAGCCTATATGAACGCGAAACTTGCGGAGCTGGCAAAAGAATATAAAGCCAACAAAGACGCAGGCTTAGCAGTATCGGAAGACATAGAAAATTCGGTTAAACGTGAGGCTTTGGCGGATAAATTCTTACTTATCGGCTTAGGTATTGCCGGTATTTTGGAATGGCAAGGCGTTCAAGAGGCAGACAGCGAAAAAGATGCTCCGCTAACAGAAACTAAAATTGACGAGCTTTTCTCGAATTTTTGGGTTGTTGCCGAGAACTTTCGCAATCAGTATTGTGGCTTGCGTGAGTTGTTGGACGCTGAAAAAAACGACTATACGCCCGAGCAAAATGGCATTTTGGCGACGGGCGAAGTTACTGCGCCGGATGTTCAGAGCTAAATCCGCTATGTCCGTTTCATAAATGCCGCTATACTGAAACGGCTTTTATGACGATTGAGGGCTATCAAGCGTGGGAAGTTTTATTGAAACTTGCGGAGCCGGATTTAGAAACAGCCTTAAAAATTGCAAAAATTCAAAATTTGGATATGGAAACGCTGGCAGAATTATTGTCTGTCGGCGTTTTTGCCATGAAACAGGGATTAAATGACAGCAACAGCGAAAAAACTTTCAATAAGACTTGAGGCGGTGGGCGGCGATAAGGTGCGCCAAGAGTTTAAGGCTCTCGGCACAGACGGTCAAAAGGCTTTCCGGCAGATTACGCAAGTCATTCAACCGGCAAATGACAATCTTATTGCCCTAAGCGCCACGGCAAAGACTTTTAACGGTATTTTGAAACAAACCGCCGGATTGCTCGGAGCTTACCTTGGCGCAAGCGGTTTGGCGCGAACTTTTAAGGGTATTGTCAGCATAAATAAAGAGTTCGAGAGCTTATCCGGCTCATTAAAAACCGTTACCGGTTCGGCACAAGGCGCAAAGGAAGCGTTTGCGGTTATTGAGAAATTTGCACTTGATACACCTTTTCAGCTTGAAGAAATTGTTGAGGCTTTTATCAGACTTAAAGCTCTCGGTTTAGAGCCGAGCATGGAAGCGTTGACGAGTTACGGTAACACCGCCTCGGCTTTCGGTAAAGGCATTATGGATTTTACGGAAGCCTTATCAAATGCCGTAATGTTCAATTTTCGCTCGCTACGTTCTTTCGGAATTATGGCGACAACGGAAAAAGATAAGGTTAACTTTACCTTTCAGGGCATTACGACAACCGTAGAAAAGAACGCTAAAGCGATTGAGGCTTATCTGCGCTCGCTTGGTAATGTGCAATTTGCCGGAGCTATGAAAGAGCAGATGGACACGATGGGCGGCGTGATGAGTAACATCGAGGACGCTTTCGGTAAACTTGCTCGAAATATCGGCGAAGCCGGATTAAACACGGCGATTAAAAATGCTTTGCAACAGTTTAACAATATGGTTGACGGTGCGGAAGATGCCGCCACTTCTATCGGTAAAGGTTTAACGACGGCAGTAAATCTCGCGTCAAACGCGTTTTTCTTTCTCACTAAGCACGCCGATGTCTTGTTAGAATTGTTGACTATTCGGTTTGGCTCAAAAGCAATTTTAAGCGGTTTAACCTTGCTACGAGCCGGTATAGGTTATGTTCAAGCCTCGTTTGCCTCTATGTCATTGCAAGCAAAATCGGCGATTACCGGTATTGCTATGATGAGTAACGTGTCAAAGCTGGCGGCGGTACAAATGGGTGTGTTGGCAACGGCAGCCGGAGTTTTGCGCGGTGCGCTTGCACTTATCGGCGGCCCCGCTGGGCTTGCGGTTTTGGTTTGTATGGCGTTATATAAGCTCGTTGATAGCCACGATGTCGCTAAACGTGCCGCTCACGATCACGCAGAAACTTTGAAAAAGCT